CTATATCTTGCGTTTTAACCCCGATTTGGCACGCTCTTTAATATTGGTTTGAATATAAATTTGATCTGTTGTTGCGATTTTAGCGTGACCTAAATCTTCAGATAGATGTTTTAGCGGGCGGTGTTGCGCATCATGCGTTGCACCTGTATGTCTTAGCCAGTGTGAAGTTGCGGCTTCGAGTTGCTCTGACTCTTCTGTAAAGCCATCTTCCTTTAGTTTAGCCACTGCTAAGTCAAAACTTTGCTGAACAATACGGCGTAATTGACGAACGTTCATACCACCTTGGCCCCTTAGTTTATGAACAATTGGGTAGGGCTCATCAACGCGAGGTAGGGCGCTTAACCCCCGATACTGCCGGTAACGCTTTAAATAACTGATAAAGTCTTCGCTAAGCGTTACATCCCTTAGCTTATTACCTTTACCCATAATTCTTAGGTACCAAAAGTCATCTTGATCTTGCCAAAAGTGGCTCATTACTGGTGACCAGTGAGGGCGGTCAGATAGCTCTGAAATGCGTAAATACAAGCCTTTTAAGCAAGCTAATACGAAAAGATTTCGTTCTAGGTCCGGCTGCTGTTCACTTAAATCACGTGTTACACCAAAAACATATTCCCATTGCAAATCACTCAGCGTATCAGGAAGATTGATTTGCGATTGAACAACTAAATACGGGCTATTTTTCTTAACCACTGGAACAAAGTTAGCAAATGATTTTTCTTCTAAAATGGCGAACTTGTAAAACACATTGAGCGCGGTAAACATTGCTGCCAACGTTTGCTGGCTAGCGCCGTTTTCTTTGAGAACAAATGGCCGCCAATTTTCGTTAACCTGACGGATACCTTGGTTTTGCTTATAACGCCACTGCACAGAGGTTTGTGTCCATGCGTTATCTGGCTCTACCACAAAATCCACATATGCCTCGATATCTTCGCGTTTTAGCTCAAACACTGACTTCTCAGCAACCATCCACGACCATAAATAAAAGCGCTCAAGCTCATTACGAAAACGGTTAAAAGTTGCTTCAGACTTACGACCGTAAACATACAAAAACTGAAATAAGAACTGTAGCTCGCTATGTACCGGTAGTGATTTACCTTGACGAGCCAAGAATTTTTCCAGCTCTGGATATTCATGCCCAAGCGTATCATCTTCAAGATGGGCGATTTGATACCTAAGCTGCTTTAAGGTGTCGACCAATGGTAAAATCATGATAAGTCCGATATTGGTTAGTATTGGACTTATTATAGTGACATCTACACATATTATGCAATACTGTATAGATAAGCCTATAATTTATATTATGTTAAATAACTTAAATTGCGACACTTTTGCGGGTGTTTCATGGTTCAATCAAAAATCCCTCTCTAAGCCTTGTTTTCATAAGTTTTCTCGTTTTCCTGTATCATTAGCAAAATTGATTGTTCTAAATTTATTAATCGAAAAATTTCATATAAAAACCCACTTCCGTGCAGGACGCTCGACGCAAAAACAACGTCAAAGGAAGTAAGGATTGATGATGACTGACTTTAAAGAGTTACTTTTCAGAGCGGGATTTATGAACTTCGGTAAGTTAAACCGCAAACAGGTATGCGAGTTTTTAATGGTCAAAGAGCGCACGCTTGAGCGTTGGATCAGCAAAAATAAACCATGCCCCCGTGCGGTTCGGCTCTTGGAAATGCGTATTAACGGTAGCGTATCTAACCATAAATCATGGGACGGCTTTTTTATCTGTCGTGATGGTTATTTGTGGACACCACGAGGCGCAAGATATGAACCCGATTACATAAATAAAATAGACATTCTACAAAGGACTTCACGCTATCACGAAGCGCATACAGCCTCATTACAAGCTGAAATTGACCACCTTAAGGATCTGGTCATTGCTCGTGATAAACTCAAGGAAATGGGACGGGATTTGATAGAAATGTCAGACCGCTTTAGGTTCAAGGATGCCATGCTCAGGTTTGAGCAGAAAAAGGACAAGTCGGCTTAGTGTTTTGGGCTGCGATATTGCAGCCCATTTTTTGATTTACGTTACAACTATCAAAATGCAAACTACTTCAGAGCCTCATCCAAAGCCCCTACTAATTCATCATCCAGTTTGTTGTTGCTCTTGGCCGCTAGGTGCTTGGCCGTTGCTAAACAGACTCGTTTGATGAATGCCTCTGTGGCTAACTTCGTTAATAGGTATTTTCCTAGTGTGGTTAGCATATCTTTGCCTCCAATTGTTTGATGCGCTCGTCTTGCGCGTTAATAATGACTTTTAGCCAGTTGATGTCGTTTTTTAGTGTGGCGATGGTGGCAATAGAACCGCAGACTTGCACACCAATTACCACGATAGTAGACATATCCATACCCTATCCTTTATCAATCATATCTAATGCCTGAGCCGTTACGATTTGGCCGATTAGCGGCTGGTATCGTGGCCTAAGCTGTAAGTTTCCGTCGAACAGTCTTTCTAGATAATCCATGTGATCATCATGCGTCATCGACATTGCTTTTAACCACGTCTTATCCCTAACGGTATAATCTGGGTTCAGTTTGTCTGGGTCTAAAACGAAGCCCGCATTGGGGTACTTAATATAGTTAGAGCCATTAGCCGCGAATTGGATTTCAGCCAGTACGCTGGCGACAGACTTGGTAAACGGTTTACTCTCTACTTTGAAGTAGTTATATACCCACCACACACCGTACAGCGTGGCAAATAGGCTGACATTTTTTGAGATGAAATTACCCATTGAACCCCCAATCAAAGCCACGTTGAATGGTTTCCATGCTGTATGGCTGTTCGCCGTTCTCCATCATTATCATGGCTTCCATGACTTTCGGGTATTCCGCTTGAGCCAGTGGCCTGTCACTTGGAATACCTGCACGCTTTGACACAAAATTGATGTAGTTTTGTGTTTTGTTCTCTGACGGTGGCGCCCAACGGGAGATAATTCCGTTGATGGTTGTTCGGCCATGCCTAAAGGCGTAGGTGCGCAATATGCGCCCTGCTGCTCTTAGTCCATGTTCTACCGTTTCGAAGATAACAAAGCGGCCATCATCGCCCACCATGCCAATCCAATCTTCGCCTTTTTCGATGTTCAGCGGGTTGTTGTTACGTATGCCTTTTGGTGAACCGGTCTTCATAAAATATCCTCCTAGTAATATCAGTCCTAATGCTAAAAACAGGGATTTCTGTTGCATTAAAACGACTCCTTGAACACTCTGATAGTTGTCACAGGCTCTGTCATATCCTTACTTAGCGCATACAGTCGAGTTACAAATTCTGAGCTATCGTCGGCAGACACAAGTAGATTTTCGCCCACCCTAAACATCCCTCTGTTTAGGCTTAAGGCGCTCTCAACAATAGTCGCATTCGCCATATCATAGGAATATGCGATTGAATCAGGTGATGTTAATATGAGCTGCTCCCCTATCAACATGACATCATGAGCTAGCGGTAGGATTGTCGATGCGTTAATTTTTTCGTTTGTACTCCGTTTAATCACAAACCTATCTACATTTGAGCTATATGCAATATAGTGCTCTGAAAACGTTATCTGATTAATTGTCCCGCCATTTGCAGCAGTGATTAGTGATGTGTTTTGAAATGCCGCATCTAAGGAATACAAACCTATACTGGTTGTTAATACATACCCCTCTGTGTACGGGTCAAAACTTATACTATAAATGTCTCCAACATCTGGTATTTGAGCTTCAAACTTCACACCCGTAGTATCAATCACTGCGACAAAGTTCGTGCTCCCATCTCGCCCGCAAATAACCGCATCCCCTTGGGCGGAATGTGTACCATACCCAACCTGCTCGTGATTAAATGATGCAATTTCATGAAACGAACTTTGCGTTAACACGCCCAACATTTTGTTTTTATATGCAATAACGCCATGTTTGGACGGAGCTGTTTTATAAAATCCCGAATATCGTTCAATAACACCATTCCTATAAATACAGGTGCGCGCATCTGAATACAGTGTGTTAAACGTAATTACAGATTCAAATACAGACAATGCAGATATATCGGCAGGGCTACTAACCAATCCGCGATTTGAAAACGCTGAGACTTGTGGGTTTATTTGGTACTTAATTTCATCGGTAATGTAGGCGTATAATGGCGCTGCACTATCATGGCGATATGCCGTGTTAGGTTGAACGTAAATCCCATTTTCAGAGTTGACACCTTCACCTCCAACCCACATACCTATATTATCCATTACTACAACAGCGCTAGCTTGTGACGGGTCGTAAGCTAGTATTTGCTGTGATAAGCCATGATGGCCGACCTTAAAAGAAAGAGAGCGGCTAGCTTTGGCACTAAGTGCATCATAGTTCAAACGGTGGGCAGACGACCACACTTCAACTTTTTGGGCTTGCTGGCTCTGTAATACAAGACGAGCAAATACCTGATTTGTCGTGATTTCAAAGCCTGCACGCGCCTCAGTGGAAAACACTTCGGAACCATAGGCGTTATAGGCCGTTAGCCTAATTTCAGCCTCACTATTCATCACTTTGATGAACTGGCCTTCGCCAACTAACTCAGTCGGAAAATTGGCGTCAATATTGAGTTTGCTTAACATGTTATTTTCTCCCTGCCATCATGGCGACAACGGTGACACCAACGACACCGACCACGACATACATCATGGTTTTATTGGTTTGTAAGGCGAGTTGTTGGCCGTCGCTGCGACTCATATCGTCAACAAACTGAAGCGCTTGCTTGTGCGCCAGTCGGCTTTGGTCGGCTGCATCGCCGTAGGCATCGCTTAGCGCGTCTTGTGTACTACTAATGGCGAGCCCTGCTAAGTCTGCGTTACTGGCCGCAACATCTCGGGCTAAATCGCTAGTAGCGTTCGCAGTGAAATACGCCATTTCTGATACACGTTCGTTGCTGTCATTCACGGCATTAACCGCATCCCCGAATAGGTTCGATGCAAAATCGTTATTGGCTGCGTGCATGTCATTTGCTGAGTTGACTACCGCACGGGCTAAGTCGCCATTTTCCAGCATGGCTGTATTGGCCGTGTCACTGGTAAATTGCATCGCATCAAGTGCTAGATTTCCGCCCATTTCTAGTGCATCTGCACCAAAGTCAAAGGCGCGAGCGCTGTTATTCTCTGCAAAATCCAGCGAATCGCGGTTAACATTAGAGCCGAAATTAAATGCGTCTGAGAGTGCATCAGATGCAAACTGTGTTTGATAATCGGTCATCGTTTGAAACGTATCGGCCATATCTGCACCGATGTTCGACATTGCGTTTACTAAACCATGATCTGTTTGTTGAATGTTGTATGTGTTGCCGTCCCCAACATTCATAAAGCCGTTGTTATCCCCCTGAACCCCAAACGAAACACTGGTGTTATTGGTGGATTGACGGCTGGTACTATTGGATTTACTACCCATTGAGAACCATCCTGTAAACTAAGTAACCGTTGATATCGGTCATTTCATATTGAAAGTGGTAAGCGCTAAGTAGGCGAGCCAGTGCCCGCCTTTTGGTATGAAATACGATTGAGGGGGCGCTGAGCTTTTTGGCAATTTGAACGATGTAAGGTGCCAACTGACCAAGGGCGCTGCCCTCGGCACACACGACACATAGGCCGTCTTGGTCATTACGTAGTACCGCATAGCAAGCGTTGTGATGGATAAAAACTGCGTGTCTGGCTCTTATCTCTTGTGCGATAGCTTCATAATCTGCGGGACTTCCAGCCGCCCGTTTAATCCGCCACAGCTCGCTAATTGGTGCTATGTTCATTTTTTCAAAAGGAACAGCGCGACTAAGGCAATACCGCCAATAATCAACAACTGATTGTTGTTATTGCTGCCAAAAGACACCCCGCCACCTGTAAAGCCAATGTGCTGCGTTTGGTCACCTGTCGATGAGCTGGCACTGGAACTAATGGGACTGCCCGCCCCATTGGTCAAATTAGGCATTCCGCCCATCGCAGCCCCCAGTAATGGCATCATTGTTCGCCCCCTGCGGTGTATTTGCGGTAAAGGCTGCGTACGACTTCGGCCAGTAGTGCACCACCTGCGGCCACAGCCACACCATAGGCAAAATATTTCACGTTTCTTGGTGTCTGCATCGCTTATTTCCTTAGCAGTAAGCCAACCACCAGAAGACCACCAAAACCAAGCAAAAGCGTCTTTTGCGGTACACCAAATACAAGGGTCTCTTGCTGAGTTGTATTAGGTGTTGTTTTTGGAGTCTCGACCTGAACGGCTGCGCCATTTTCTAGTTCAGGTGTGGCGGCATGTTCCAGCCGCCCCTGACCTGTCGAGTTCTTACGCGCCTTGACCGCCTCGAAATTGGCGTAAGCGCCAACTGCATCACTAAGAAATCCACCGATTTGCCCCAACCAAGAGGTTGGCTGCGGTGAACCTTGTGGCAGCATGGTTTGGTTAGACATTTAGCCCCCTTAGAATGAACTTGTGGCAAAGTCATCAAAGTAATACACCGCAACTTCTGCCTGTATTTCCTGCGTGCAGTCCACACGTAGGCGCATATCTCGAATAGCGGGATCTAATTTCAAGGTGTTGTACTTGTCACCCTCAAGACAGAAGTCGAGATAAAACTCGTCTGCGATTGGTGTGCGGCCATTCTGGCGCATGATGTGCTTGTGCAGCTCCAGCGGCACTGACTCACGCCACTTCACGTTGTCGACAAGAAATTCAACACCTTCAACACCCGGTGCTTTAATCGCAATCGCCATGATGCTCGCGTTATCTGGGCGTGGTAGGTTGTCGATTTCAGTACGACCATTGTTCAACTTGAACACGTACGTTCTTCGTTTCATCAAAGTACCTGGCACGTTGGCCGCTGACTTTTCAGCAAAGCATTCGATAACTGGCGCTGTGGCTTCTTGCGCAATGTCAAAGCGAATTTGTGCGGTGCGTAATCCATTCGTACCCAATGCAAAGAAGCGCTGTTCTATGAGTTCAGGGTAAAGCGCACTGGACATGTCATCGCGTACAAAGTGCCACGTTGCAATCCCTGCTTTCACTTCACGCTGAAAACGTGTGTTTTCTTCGATTAGGTCTTGTAATGAGCTGTACTGAGTAATCAATCGGCCATTGAGTTCAAGGCGCACGTTAGTAATTTGTGACGGTGTTACGCCTGAATACTTAATGTGAATGCGGTCATAGGTCATGCCGACAGGTAATGTCTGGGACACACTGGCTTTTGGTGCTACACCTGAAATGGTTGGTAAAGCTACAATCTCGCGCATCTTCTACCCCTTAGTTGATTAGTCGTTTAACTGGGCGAAGCGGTGAGGCTTTATTGATGACCGCGATAATAGCGATTGTCATACCTATAGTGATAAGGCGGTTTTTACTAAACATGTATTTATCTCCGTTATTGTCTGAATTGACAGCGCGAAGATATGCCCTTTTGCTATGGGCTGTTTGGGCTATAACTAAAGCTATTTTTGGTGGGTAAAGTTTTTTTGTCGGTAGCTTTAGCTAAATTATTTTTGAGGCAACCCCTTGGCTTGGGTGCTTTAGTCTATTCTGTAGTTTCTGAGTGGTATGGTTTTACCGTCTTCAGTCACGAAACAATGAAACGATGTGTAATGCGTTTGTAAGCCCATCGTTTCACCCGCATTTAGGCACATACTCTCTTCAAGGAGCTGAGCACACCAAACAAACCCCAAGGTAATTAATACGCAGGCTACAAACCCAATTAAAGTGATTGCCATGAACTCACCGAATAGCTGTTCTATCAAATCGAAGATAAAGCCAAAAATAAACAACGGTGCCATGAACAGGCGGAGCATGAGGTCAAATATATATAAAATCATAGTTATCCTTAAAAGTTAATAGTTTCCATTGTTGCCGCATCCGTTCCTTTACGGATCCAATATTGAACCTGTTTGCGGTGGATGTTTTGGATTGATTGTAATTTCTCTAATGTGATCCCCATTTCTGCGGCCATATATTTAGCACTGGCCGTTGTCTTCAATGCGCCACACCATGTGTATTCCACTTGGTTCATAATCGTTTTGTCCGCTTCTTGCGGGCGCTGAGTTATAGCGCATAGCCGCCCACCATATTTGCGCACCTTGCGGCATAGCTGCCCCCAGTGGAAACTCGCTTTACTCACCCGTGTAACGTCTGCGATTTCATCCGCGATTATCGTCATTGGTGCAGCAGCATGAGCCAGCGCAAAGGCGATTGCCGAAAACTGCTCGAAGTTTTCCTCTGTAGGCGCTACAGTCAAGGCGCACCGTATAGGCCCGAAACCGCTCTTTCTAGCGAGTTTTAAGAATGCCTCTAGGCTGCGCACTCTTGGGAGTGGGTAATCTTCTTCAGGGTCCCATGCAATAATCCTACGCTGTTTAAAATCCACCGTTTCACGTAGGAACGCAGATTTACCACTACCAGAAGCACCAACGATGAGAATGTTTTCATTCGGTAATGATGGGTCTTGCCGCTTAGCTGGCCGCTTTGCTCTGGTCATCTTCACCCCCGTTAATTTCGATTTCTTCTTGAATTTGCATATCTGTGATAATGCGCGGTGCAAAAATGCCTGTAACTACGGCCACAGCCGCCCACGTTGGCGATAGGTTCATATCTGGCACGAGTGCATCCATTGCTTTGCTCAGTTCCTCGGCTTCCTCTGGTTGCAAGTTCCAGTGTTCACCGTTACGCCTTGCCATGTAACCTGTGGCAAACTTTGCGACAATCACGGTCATATCGCCTGCGCCCACTGAAACGGACTGACCACCGCCCTCACTTGCCATTATCTCGCCCGTTATTTCTGGGCTGTCTGTCTCAAAGCTTGAAAAGTCTGGTTGGCCTAGTTCTTCTGCAATTGTGTCTATTGCTTGCTGATCTGCTTCGTTGCTCATGCGTCATCATCTCCAAATAAAGCGGTAAATATTCCTGATTTTTGTTTTGCTGCTTTGAGCTGTGCCTCTCTGGCAAGCTCTGCGGCTTCGTGGGCGGCTTCTTCAGCCTCAGCGCCAGTTAATGGGCGCATATTGTTAGTAAGCCACCATTGACCGCCCTCTAAGGTGATCTGCACGGTTCCACACGGGCCTTTAGGGCCGTCGTAGCATCGGTAGTACAATTTTGCGTTTCGGCTCGCCTGACGGTGTACTGTGGCGTCACTGCCGCAATGTGGACACGTAACAACGCCCAAAACTTCATTAGCCATTCGCGCCCCCTTTTTGATGCTCGGGTTCGAATACGACGCTGCACAGCATCGCGATGACCTTACGCTGAGACTTAGCCAGTGCAATTGCTGGCGCTTTGATGTTGAGCGGGCTGGCCTTTTCTACCTGCTTTTCAAGTACAGCTATTCGCTCTAACTCATTGAATATCTTTGATTTTATATCGCTCAAAACTCTATCCTTATGATTTTATTGAAAAAAACGAAAATTGTGGATAAGTGGACAGAATCCCTAGCGGGATTGCTGACACACTTACCGCACAACCCAATAAGCCGTGGATATGTGGACAAAAGCCCTTGCGGGCTTGTTGACGCACATACCGCACCGCCCTATAAGATTTTTTGTTTGCTATGAAATGAACAGGTCATGTTTTTTAGCGCCCAAAGGGCGCGGTAATGAAAGCCCTTGCAGGGCCTTGCTCCTCACTTACGCCCTTGGGGTTGTATGGGGTGAAAATAACCCCCTTTTCACCCCAGAAAAAGGATGGCCCCTCGCGGGGCGATTCATTGGGTTTATAATGCCTCCCGTAGGTCGAAGCTCTTCACCCTTGCTACATCTTCGCTGCGCTTCAGATGCAGCAAGCCCCTTACGAACCGCTAAAGAACTAACCGAACTGAATCGGTATCTAAAGCTAATCGTAATGTCGGCGCTGCATCTGAACCGCGATAGGTAGGCTTGGCAAGTAACGCTAAAGCTAGTGTTACTTGCCAAGCCCTGCTTCAGATGGCGGGACGTTGTGGTAAACGTTCCGCAAGAGTGACTATTCAAGAGCTTTCAACCTAACGCTCCCCTGTTGCCGCCTGCTCACTCTCATAGCTTTGGCCGTATTCCTAGTGGTCATGAGCGGGAGTTTGCGAAACTCCTATTACCCCCTTTGGGCGCTTCTCCTAGCCGTAACGCTATCGCTTCGTACAGGTGGGGCTATTGACAATGTTCCCGTGATAACCCCATTCGGGCACTCAACCCGCACGGCTAAAGCGTACTGCTCCACTTACACTATGATCCAAAGCAAATACGAAACCCTAAAGCCGTTTATTTAACGAGTGCTAATAGCTAAAGCTACCGTGATAGCTTTAGCTATTAGCGCTAATTCATCGGCTTGATATGTGTTTTAAAGTCTTGTTCATTGGATCACCTTGGCTTGGTTATGGGTAAATATTCACCTTGGCTTAATTTTTGTTTTGAAAAATAGCTACTGAGTAAACGCTCAGTAGCTAAAGCCAAGGGATTGTTTCCAGTTGAGAAAACCAGTAACGAGGTGAACTTTATACAGTCCAGACTTACTACGCAAGCTGGCCTACCTAGTGCAAGCTGGCCTGACTACGTCTACAATCAGAAATAGGGATTATTGTTGATGATGAGAAAACTTATGAAAATAACCAACTCAATTGAGCTGCTTGATTGGTTTAAAGCCGCGATAGACGTTGAGTCTGACTACATGGTCGCTAAGCTAACAGGCTTAACCACACAGTCAGTTAGTGCCGTAAGGAATGGAAAGAACGAGTTTTCAGAATATACAGCCTTGAAACTACTTTTAGTGGGTGACCATCCAGAAGCCCTTGAAACTATGGCAATTTTACAGGCTTTTAAGGCTGAGAAGAACGGCGACGAAGAAGCAGCAAAATTTTGGCGGCAAAGTGTTGCGTAA